AACATTGATGACCTTGCCAAGCTGTTTGACCCGACCAAGGCGGTGCAAGTAGTTAAGCACAATTACCTGACCAAGCACCCAAAGAAGTACATTGGCACACCGATGGAAGCGGCAAACAGGGATTACCCTAGAAAAAACTGGTCAAGCCTGATTCTGTGGAATTGCGACCACCTAAGAAACCGAGTTCTGACACCTGACTTTGTGGACGACCACAGCGGTTCAGACTTACACCGTTTCGGTTGGTTGCCCGATTCACTTATCGGTGAGTTACCGAAAGAATGGAACGTACTAGTGGGCGAGCAAGACAACAAAAACGCCAGAATTGCCCATTACACGCTTGGCATACCTGAGTTTGAGCACTATCAGGATTGTGATTTCAGTAAGCAATGGCATAACACCAAGAGCAGAATGCTTAACGGCCTGATCAAAATGAAAGAGGTAGCAGATGCCTGATTACAGTTTGTTAGCCCAAGCCCTTAGCCGTGAGCCTGGCTTGTCTGGCGCAAGGTATTTGGAATCTGGTCAAAACATGACAGAGGGTTCATTAAAGGGCAAAGGTTTCTTTGGTGAGATACCTGTAAACCAAGGCGGGGCAATGACCGAGTTTTCGAGCGCCTACGAACAAGACGGCAAGTTGGTGTCACACCCATTGTTAGTGCCGACCCTAAATAAACAGGAAATTGACTTGTTAAAAATGGGGCTAGAGCCAACGCCGGAGATATACAAAAAAGCACAGGACTATGCCCAAAAACGCATTGGCTCAGGTCAAAGCCCATTTGCAAGCCCGCAAGAGTTAAGATACCCTGTCCCAACAGAGTAACGTAATGCTTTATTATGAACAATGTAACTAAAGTAGTTAAAACTAGAAAGAAGGCTGGTGGTCGAGTTGCGGGTGTGCCTAATAAGGTCACAGCACAGGCTAGAGAGGCCATAGCGATGTTTGTGGATGGTAATGCCCACCGACTTGCACAGTGGCTTGATGAGGTCGCTATGGGCGTTCCTGAGCATGACATCAAACCTAACCCTGCTAAAGCGTTTGAGCTATTCCAATCAGTGGTTGAATACCATGTACCCAAGTTGGCAAGGACAGAGATCACCGGCAAGGATGATGGGCCGGTAGAAATGGTGGTGACATGGGGCGGCGTGAAGTAATCATTCCTTACCACCCAAGGGCGGCTTTTATGCCGTTTCACTTGAGGACAGAGAGATGGTCATGCCTACTTGCCCACCGTAGAGCCGGAAAGACCGTAGCGGCAATCAACGACCTGATCAAACGAGCCATTACCGAAAGCGGTCGGGGCGCACAATATGCCTACATAGCCCCATTCAGAAGCCAAGCCAAGCGGGTGGCATGGGATTACCTCAAGCATTACGCCGCACCAGTAACCAAAGCCACAAACGAAGCCGACCTGATGGTGGAGCTGGTGAACGGCGCAAAGATCATGCTGTTCGGGGCAGACAACGCTGACGCCATGCGGGGTATGGGCTTTAACGGCGTTTACATGGACGAATACGGTGACTTCAGGCCAAGCGTATGGGGAAACATCATCAGGCCGTGTTTGAGTGATCGGCTTGGTTGGGCTGTATTTGGGGGGACGCCAAAAGGAAAAAATCAATTCCACGACATCTATAAAGTGAGCCAAGTCGTGCCAGATTGGTTTTTGTTGCGGCTACCGGCATCAGTGTCCAAGCTATTGCCAGACTCAGAATTGCAAGCGGCTCGGTCGCAGTTAAGCCAAGACCAGTACGACCAAGAATACGAGTGCAGCTTTGATGCCGCCTTGTTGGGGGCGTTCTTTGGTCAAGAGATGCGCCTTGCTGATGATGAGGGCAGGATTTGTGAGCTACCGTTTGAGCCAGAATCCCCAGTATTTACCGCATGGGACTTGGGTTACCGAGACGACACCGCTATTTGGTGGTATCAGGTGGTTAGGGGCGAGATTAGGGTGATGGACTATTACGCCGTATCAGGCGCAAGCATTGAGGAAATAGCCGATGCGGTAATAGCCAAGGGTTACCGATACACCCGCCACCACCTACCGCATGATGCCAGAGCCAAAACCTTGGCCTCTGGGGGTAAGTCGATTGTCGAGCAATTGGCGGCACATCTGGGTGGCATGAGTAAGTTGGCAATAGTGCCTGAGATTGGCATACAAGACGGCATCCAAGCGGTGCGGATGATTCTGCCCATCTGTTACTTTGACTCTAGATGCGATGAGGGGCTAGAGGCGTTAAGGCAATATCAGCGGGAATATGATGAGGACAAGAAAACATTTCGTCAAACTCCGCGCCATGACTGGTGCTCACACCCCGCAGATGCGTTTAGAATGCTTGCAGTAGCCTATAGACAAGAAGCAAAAGATCAGACACCGCCCAAGGGCAAGACCCTGCAAACCATCACATTGGATGAGCTGTGGGACTTTGAGATGCAACATAAAGAGGAACGCATATGAGCCAGCCAGTAGCAGAAGTCGGTGCATATAAAAACATCACCGCCACAGGTGCAGTCACAACAGGCCCATGCCAGTTGCTTGGCTTTTACGTCAATAACACCAGCTCAGGCACTTTGGTGCTTAGAGATGGTGGTGCAAGCGGTACGGTTATGTCAGGCACGATTACGCCCGCCATTGGGTTTCACCCATTCCCTGCCAATGTGGGAACTAGCCTACACGCAACCGAGGGTGGCACATTGGATGTGACATTCTTCTTTGCCAGCGGTAACTGATCATGTACGAAGAAAACGGCGCATATGAGGGCGAAGACCCAGGCCCGTACTGGCATGACCAGATTGAGACCGCCATCAAAATATTTGACAAGTGGGAGAAGCGCGGCTTAAAGGTTGTCAAGCGGTATCGGGATGAGCGTGATGCCATTGAGATGCCAAGGATGAAGTTCAACATCCTGTGGTCAAACATCCAAGTGCTGTTCCCTGCCCTCTACGGTCGCCAAGCCAAGCCCGAAGTGTCACGCCGGTACATGGATCAAGACCCTGTGGGTCGCCTTGCATCCACAATGCTTGAGCGTGTCATGGAATACGAGACCACGCAATTCGGTGACTTTGACGCTGCCATGTCTGGTGCGGTGCAAGACAGACTGTTGCCTGGTCGCGGTACGGCATGGATTCGCTATGAGCCTGTAATCGTCAATGACCGCCCCGAGGTCGAGGGTGTGGAGCAAGACGAATCACAGGTTTACAACACCGTGGAAGACCCGACAGAGCGCATTGATGCGGCTCACAGCCCTATTGATTACGTCTACTGGTCAGACTTTTTGCATTCACCGGCCCGAACATGGGATGAGGTTTGGTGGGTGGCTCGCGCTGTTTACATGACCAAGGAGGAGGGTGTTGAGCGCTTTGGTGACGTATTCAACAACGTCAGCCTGACTAGCTCAAACACCGACATGGACGGCAAGAATCCATTGACCGCCAAGATGACCTATGACAAAAAGGCGATGGTCTATGAGATTTGGAACAAGCGCACGGCTAAGGTTTGCTGGATTGCCAAAGGTTATCCACAAGCGCTAGATGAGCGTGATGACCCGCTAGAGCTAGAAGAATTCTTCCCTTGCCCTAAACCGTTGATGGCAACCACCACCACCGGCACAATGATTCCTGTACCTGATTACTGTGAGTACGAGGATCAGGCGCAAGAGCTGGATAACCTAACCCAGCGCATTTACTTGTTGACCAAGGCTTGTAAAGCGGTCGGCGTGTTCAATGCTGAGTTCAAAGAGCTGGCGCGAATGTTCAGCGAGGGTGTGGATAACAAGCTGTTCCCTGTTACTGGTTGGGCAGCAATGTCGGAAAAGGGCGGCTTAAAGGGCGCTATCGACATGATGGACACCTCGCAGATCATTGTGACCTTGCGTGAGTTGTACGCTGCCAGAGAACAGGTTAAGCAGTCGATTTACGAAATCATGGGTATATCGGACATCTTGCGTGGATCGTCCAAAGCCCAAGAAACCCTTGGCGCTCAACAGCTCAAAGCTAACTTTGGCAGCTTGCGGTTACGCAGTAGCCAAGGCGATG